ATGCCTTAGTAATAGATAAAGAAATATGTTTTATGGCAACAATCATCGCAATTATTAACATTATAAAATAAACATTATGACAGAGAATTTTGAATTAGCAAAGCCGTTAGGCGACAGAGTATTAGTAGAGATAGAATCAAAAGAAAAAACAATTGGTGGTATAATCATTCCAGATTCAGTTAAGACGGGTGATAATAAAATCGCAGTTGTTGTTTCAACAGGACCAGGTGTTTATACACATAGTGGAACTAAAATTCCAATGACAGTAAAACCAGGTGATAAAGTATTGTTACCGAGTGGTGATATGAGTGTACAAAAAATTAAATTAGGAGAAAAAGATTATTTCCTATGTAGAGAGATGGATTTATTAATGGTAATTAGATAAAATAGAATAGTATGCAACCAATGGATTTAAGTAAATTAGGACAGGGTTCAACAGGACCTGACTTAACTAAAACAACGGCAATGGAATGTAAATGTGGTGGGCAATTTTTCTCACCTGGATTACATTTTAGAAAATCAAGTGCATTAGCAAGTTCAACCGGTAAAGAAGAAATTACTCCTGTTGAAATTTATTTATGTATTGAATGTGGTGATGTATTTGAGGACCTATTACCAAAAGAACTAAGAACGGACGATGGCCAAAATTAAAAAAGATACAAACGAAGCCGCAGCAAAGAGATTAGGTTTATTTGACCATATCTCTGCTGTGACTGAGTATCAAGACCCACACTATTGGGACAAAATTTCCGATGATGATAAGAAAACCTTTGGTAATTTTATTATTCAAAGGTATATATCTATGAATCCTGATTGGATAGAGTGGATAGCAGAAGTGCAACCATATGTACAATCATTACCTAACGAATATTTTTATATATTTTTTAGTGATATGATTCCACCAAAGAAATATTATCTAAAATATATCAAAGGTAAGAGAGCAAATGATTATGAAGATTGGGTAGTTGAATTAGTAGTTAAAGAATATACTTGTTCTACAAAGCACGCAAATGAATACTTAGATATTCTATACACAACCAAAGAAGGTAAAGAACAAATTAAAGGTATGTGTGAAAAATATGGTATTGATAAAAAATTAATAACCTCATTGAAATTAAAAATTTAGTTTAGACCATAGTTTTATATATTTATTAGCATAAAGGGGTAAATATATGAAAGCGAAGTTATTAAACTTACGTCAAACTATTGGCGAAAAAATTGCACTAGGATTTCTATGTCTAGCGCTAGTATGGGTTGTATGTGCGTTGTTATTCACAGCTACTATGACCTACTTGGAATTAGCAGGTAAAACTGAAATAACAAGAGATGTTGCAAATTGGATTGAATGGAGAATTGACGGTACATTCAAAAATTCACCTGAAAACATTTGGTATGATGCCGATAAGCAAGTAACAATTGAATCAGTAACAAACGAAGTAAAAATCGGTAAGTTAGCAGGAAATCGTAAATTAGAATTTGGTGTTAAGAATATTTTAGAAGAATATCTACAAGATAAAGGATATAATCTATCTTCGGTAGCACCAAACAAAGTATCAGTTCAAATTATATTTTTAGATGTTCTTACAACAAAAAAGAACATATCGGTTTTTCATAGTGGAGAAGAAGAAGTTGTAATTCGTTTACGTGGCATTCTTAAATCCGAAGGAAAGAAAGACAAAGTAGTTATAGTAGAAGAGTCCTCCTCAGAAATATCAATGAGTACATTGATTATCGGTGAAGGTGGTGGTTTTAATCAAACAAGTTTAAGTAATGCACTTAAAAAAGGTTGTGACAAACTAATCACCAAACTATTTGAGGAAAAATAAAATGAAGAAATTCTTTATGACGTTAGGGATAATTATACTATCCCTATTAACATTGACAGTAAACGCACAATTAACAATCAACCAATCAGTAACACCTACAACAGGTTTAAAGGTTGGTGACACAATTTCAGTAAAATATACAGTTGCAAGAGGTACAACTACACCAAGATATTTTTGGTTGAGATATCAATTCAACAATAAAGCATTGGCATATGTTTCAACCACATTCTCACAAGGAACATCGGTTCAAACATATTATACCGGTTGGACATCTTATAGATTTACAGCAAGTACCGCAAATAACATAATTGCTACAAATTTATATGCACAATATCTAGCATCTCCTTGGTCTTACACAGCTAATTCGGATTGGAATGTAGGACAATTGACTATACAAAGAACCGATGCATCAATCAACGGAGATATTGCAACTCAAAAATATGTAATCAAAGATTTGGGTGAATATACCAACATACATAAATTGGATTTAGCATATTCAGTAGATGCAGCAAGTGCATACATTACTCCAATTACAACTGACCCAGGTACAATGTCTTTATCAAATGTAAGTGGTAATACATCTCAATTCAAAGTTAGAGTTTTATTCCCATCTGGATACTCAATCACAGACCATAGCATACAATTGATGAAATTGAAATCAGATGGTAGTGGTGATATAGATTGGACACAACAACCAATTCAACAAAAAGTATTGGATGCAAGTGGTGAAGCAACATTTACATCAGGTATTAAAGTTGGTGATAGTTTGGGTGTATTTGTAGGAGCTGCATTTCAAAAGAGTTGGATGAATAACATTGTGACCGTATCGGATGCATATAAAGCGTTTTTAGGTGTTTCACAAACTGATATTACTGGTGCAGGGACATACTTTACAAGACCTGTATTAGAAAAGAAAGTTGGTTTAATTACAATAGGTAAAAGTACATTTAGTGAAAGTGATTCATATAATATATTTGCACATGTAATGGGTATAAATGCAGACTCAATTGCAATGATACCAAAATCAACATCAACATCGGTAAGATGGTATAGTGGTTTATTAAATCAAAGTTGGTTAGATGGTACTCCTAAAAATAGAGTATATGTAACTAACTCAACACAAGCGGTAGATGCAGTATTTGCATGGGGTGGAGATTTGGATTGGTCACATTCATCTCATCCTGACACAATTGCAAGTAGAGTGAGTACGGGTAATTATACAAATTCAATCGGTAATGAAAATGTAATAAAATCATTTTCAGTTGCAAATATGAGTTACACATCAGTAATAGAAACTGCAAAATTAAGTTTGAACTCTACAATTACAAATGGTAAAGTTGTATTAACAGGAACTTTAACAAAAGAAGGATTGGCGGGTTTAGAAGTAATTTTACAATATGATAATACTAAATTAACTTTTGATAATGTTGCTTTTGATGCGGGTGCAAATGTTGTAAATTTCTCAACAAATAACGCCGGCAGATTAACATTTGGTTCAATGGACCAGGTTAAAACGGGTAGAATTAAAACAGGTACACCATATAGATTAACATTTACTCCAAAAGAAACATTAGCAAATACGGCAGGTTTATTCTATACAGTCCTAGCAGACGCAGTTGATGGTAGTGGTAAAAAAATTAATCTAATAGTAGAATAATGAAACATCTATTAGTTACATTATTTCTTTTAATATCATTTTTAGGGTTCGGACAGAGTGTATCTGCTCCGGACTCTAAATCTTTTTTACAATCTACTACCGGACAAGATGCAAGTGGATTTGTATTGAGTGGATTTAGTTCTACTGCAACACTATTAGCATCAATCAGTTTAGTTAATCCACCATCAGGTACAACATTCGTATTAAACACAACAACGGGTTTAACTGCCGCAAGTGGATTCACTTTAAGTGGTAACAAAACACGATTAGTGGTTACAGGAACGATGGCTGATATTAATACGGCATTAGCATCCCTAAAAGTAAATACAGGTTCAGTAAGGGGTAATATTGCTTTATCAGTAGCCACAACTATAAATCCAACGGGATATTATTACAATGGAGTAAATGGACACTTTTATAGACCAATAACAACCGGTGCAACTTACACAAATGCAAGAGCAGCATCGTTATTAACTACATTCAAAGGACAGACCGGATATTTAGTAACAATCACTTCTGCCGATGAAGATGCTTTTATTTTTAATAATGTTCCTCAATCAAATATATGGTTTG